CCACAAGCTTCTTGACCTTCGGCTTGTTCTTGAGCCACTTCGCGAACTTCTCAGCGTTGCTGTCGTAGAAGCTCTTGAACCACTTGGGTCCAACGAGTTCCTTCCAGAAGTAGAACGCCTCCCACTGATCAGGAATACACTCGCGAGCGACAAAGCATCCGGCAAGTCCGAAGCCCGCGTAGGATGATCCAAGGTTTCCGATTCCACGAGCATACCCTTGGAACTGGTTCATGAAGGAGTTCGCTTGACTTGACTCGTATTCTTTTTGAGCGTTTGTCAGCGCAAATCCGCTACCTGTTTTCAGAAGATCCGCAGGAGAACCCATTTGCATTCCTGAAGTGTACTGAGGAGAAATAAACGGAGTAGAACCCTGTTGAAGACCCCCAAGATTTGCCGCTTGTCCAACAATTGGCTGGAGTCCCAGAGCGGACTGGACGTTGGCAATATTCTGCTGGCGACCTGCCATCATCTGCTGTTGAGAAGCCATCTGGCCTGCAAAGCTCTGTTGCGCCGCGGTGTTCCGCTGGCCGGTGGCCGCGAGGATGTTCTGGAAGGCTTCCTGAGCGTTCCGATTGGCAGTGTCGCTCGTGCTTTGACCGCTCTGAAGCAAGCCCATTGCAGCGTTCCAGCGTTGAGAGTTGGCGTTACCAAGAGCATCTTGAATTGCGAGCGACTCACGAAGAGCCGAAGGATTGCCAAGAAGATTGCCAATGGAACTACCGCGAGCGCGAGCGGCCTGTTGGACCCGTCGCTCCATGCTTGGATCCAGAGTGCCAACCTGAGAAAGACCCTGTTGGATCTGGCGTTCAAGCTCGCTACGGATCAACTGAGAAGCCCCGGTATCCTGTTGGGCACCAGGCATTCCAACCCTCTCGTAGGTAGGAGATTCTACCCGCGTATCCGGAGCGGCGGCATCCCCCTTAACATCGCTGAGGAACTGCTCGTAGAGATCGAACTTCCGAGGATCAAGAGCCTCTAGCTCGTTTCGACGCTGTTGGGCAAACTGGGTTCCATACTGCTTTGCAAGGTCAAGCTGTTTGCCAGTAAGCTCAGGGGCAATTGCAGCAGCAGCCCTTGCAAATGTTTCAGCTATCTGAACATCACCAATTGGCTTGTAGCCAATGATATTACCAGCTTTATCTTTTTGAGCACCGCTAAAATCGTATTCCTTTCCGTCATAAGTAACGGATGTTCCAAGCCTAGCGGCTGCATCTAATGCCCTTAGCTTTGGATACGTTTCAGCTTGGGCTTCTACAGCCTCTCTGTTAGCGGCTGCTAAATTCGGTGCCTCATATGATGCGCCCATAGGAAATCCTTTCGTTCATAATCAGTTTGAAGTACCTGTCAAAATCGTACAATCGGTTAATGCCTTTTCTTAAACCACCCAGCTTAGTGACGTTTTTAGAGCACAACCGCATCATGGCCAACCAAAGGGTTTGAACCGCATACGGCTCGGTGCCAATGGCAATCTCGATCCACGCGATGTGACCGTCTGGGAAGTTGTTGTTGAGATCCTCGGATTCCTCAATGGAGTTCAGAAACCGAACAGCTCCCACACCGACACACTTTCCTTCATCGTTCTTCACAATGCCAAACAGTTTCTTGGAACTAAAGATTCCAATCCAGTTGAGGATCTGATCCTCAGTCCATGACGAGCAGGTTGGCCAATGCTCTCGCAGTAGCTTGGCCGCTTCAATGTTTGTTGGATGTGCGGTCATTGCTGAGGACGCACAGAATCGACGAATCCGGAGAGAATGGTGGATTGCAGAGACAAGCGACCAGCGTCTGCGGTTACCTTGAATTGCAAAGTATTCCAGCGGCCTTGGCTTATCAGGTTGTAAGCCTTCAGGAACTTCTGGCTTGAGGTGATCGCCAGCGCGGAATCGAGCGTCACGAATGTGTCCGACATATCTTTGGCCAACGACACTGCGGCAGTCGTGGTGGCGGTAGTGTACGGGTTATCGAAGGCGAACTGAACGCTGTACCCGATCTTGTCGGGAATGGGTTCGTTGAGGTTGTAAGCCTTGGTGATAACCGTGGATTCGTAATTCGCACCGCCATCGGTGTATGCGGAGCTTGAGACCGGCGACAACCGGCTGTTCTGGAGGTAATCGTTGAAGGACCAGACTTGGCCCGCTCCCGCTGACACCGAGATGATATCGCCGGCAAACATGAGGACGGGTCCAAATGTTGAGAACGAGGTTGGGATGAAGTCGTTAACGATCCAGTTGTCCCAATATCCAAGCCAAGAGCGGGCCAATGAGTGGTAGACGATGACCGCGTTGTTCTCGTTGAGCGCACCTTCGAGGGCGATATCGAGGCTGTTCTCGGTCAGGAGCGCGTACTCGCTTTCGATTCCGAGGATCGCTGGTTCTTCGGCAACGAACGGAACCGCCAACAGATAGCGGTTGTTCCAGAATACACCGTCGCAGAGATCGAGCTTAGTCTTGTCGATGCGACTGATAAGGTCATTGATCGGGCTGGAGAGCGCGAGACCTACGCTAGTCTGGGTACCGGCTTGGATCTGCTGGAGAGATCGGATGCCGTCGCGGGAGAAGAAGAATACATCGGGACCAACCGCGGTGATGGACCGGTGCGATGAGCAGCCGATATTGCCGCTGATGAGTGATATGGTCCAATCGGCAGCATCCTGCGTAGGATCGGCATTTACGCTCCAAATAGAGCGTTCCTTGAAGACGATGAGTTGATAGCCAAACCAAGAGTAGAGTCCCTTGATGGGATCGCCATCGCCACCGATCCGAAGAGACCCGAGAGGATCCCAGGATTCTCCATCGAGGATATCCGAGAAGTAGAGGGTATCGGGCTGGATGGATGTATCCGCGGAAACTGCGAACAACCGATTGGTATGGGTGGTAAGATAGATCGGTTTGGCAGGAGGCGTGAGCGATACAAAGGCTTTGGCGTGAGACGAGGCGGCAGGAGAAATAGTAATCGCTGGAGCGGTCGTATAGCCGCTTCCAGGATTGGTGATCGTTATGAATACGAGATTACCATCGTTGGCAACAACAGCGGTTGCCGTAGCCGTGATGCCGCTGGGAGGGGCTGCGACGGTTATCGTTGGAATGGAGCCGTGATTCGATCCCTGATTGATGACATCGATGCGGCTGATTTTGCCGGCTGTGGTCGAGCTGTCGAGGTTCGCGCTTGAGACGTATTTAAGCGTTCCTAAACCGTCTGAATAAAACAATTTGTCATTTAATTGAGCAAAATAGACGTAGGAAGCGGCAGCGTTGAGCGTTGAACCCGAAATCAGGTTGTAGGAAACGCCGGGTGATCCGAAGTAGAGGCTCTTGGTAGAGGTGCTAAGGTCATTAACAGCGATGACGAGGCGTTCGGATGCGGCTGTATCGAAGTAGAAACCGGACAATACCGTCGCGTTGATGGGGAGATTGCTGCCGAAGTTGGAAGTCGTTGACTCCCAGTTTGTGATGACGTCTTCCCAGTTGGCGGTGATGCTGTTGCCTGCCAGTGAAACGGCTCCTAGACGGGTGACGAGATTGCCGAAGTCGTCATAGTCCATGTTGATGGCCGATTCCATGCTGGTTGCAGGAATGCCATCGGGACGAGTGGCTGAAATTACGCCGGTCGAAAACCCAGTGCTTCCATCCAGAAGCATCTGGTCATCGAGAGCATCTGAGGATTGGAATGGCATGGCGGATTACAGGATGTCTTGGAACGTGTAATCGTACAAGCTATCTGGGATGATGCGGCTGATTTGCTGTTGTTGGCCGCGTTCCATGTCTTTCATGATGGAGACCTGAGCGGCTCCTTCTTGGAACTTGGCTTGGGCTTTACCGTACTGCCGAGAGTATTCGAGGAGATCGCCTTCAGTGTAGGCCATTAGAGCGTTCTCTACGCCTCGCAACTCAAAGTTGGTATCGTTTGAGATGGTGACCGCCTCACCGAACTGCCGCATCTGCGACTGTTTCTTGGCAAGGATGAACAGGGTGCCATCGGCATTGGGCGTGGGAACGAGCTTGATGCGGGGAACACCGGCCTCGCCATAAGCTCCACCGATCAATCGAGTCCAGTTAACGAAGTTGCCGGGGGTGGATTTACGGCTATCGACGTTGTTCCAGGTGTTGGGATCGAGCTGGAAGAACGAGACCCATTCCGCGGCGGGCACTTCGAT